CTTGGGTGAACTGCTCGTTTTAGAGAATCTCTCCATTTATTAATTGATTGAGAAACTTTTATAACATAAGAATAATCTTGGTAGTATAAACTATCTTGAATTTTTTTAGAACCTTCAGAAATATGTCCATCTTGATTTATGTATTTTCCTGCTGTAGTAATATTAGCATCAATTGTTGCTGTTCCTGTAAGAGGATCAGATTTTGATATAATAGCTGTTGTACCACCAGAGAAAGTAACTGTTTCTCCTATATCTAGTGAACTTGTAGTTGCTGTATATTTTAAAAGAGGTGCTGTAAAATCTACTACTGTTCCTGTTGCACCACTTACATTACTTGTAAATGTTTCATCAGCAGTTATAGTGCTTGAAACTGTTTTAAGAATAGCATAATGAGGAAACGCTAAAGTTGGTGCTGATGTAAAATCAATACCGTGTTCAATAATAGTTAATGATGTTGCTCTACCAATATCAATACCAAAAGGTATAACTGTTGCACTTGCCCCATCAAAAGCAATATCTGATAATACTCTACCACCATCTTCAAACTGTATTCTACTAAAATCACCTATTTCTGAATCTGTAGCATTTTCTAACCCAATAAATCTATCACCAGAAATTGTTGCTGTTGGTAAAGTTGTATATCCAGAACCACTTGCAATCATTCTTACTTGATCTATATTACCATTGCCTGTAGCATTCTGTTGAATTATTTTATCACCAACATAATTATCAGGATCAATAGTTGCTTCTTCTAACACAACATGGTCGTCATCTTCCATACCATAAGGAACATCTGGCTCTGATAGTTGATTAAGTATATATTCTCTTTCAGCAGTTTGAGTACCACCATCTTCCTCTGATAATACATGACCTACTTCATTTTCTAATTCTATTTTAACTTCTCTATCAATCATTGTTGAAGCAGAATCTAAAAACTTATCAGTTGTTAAACCTGTTGTGGCAGTTTCAAATTCTAAATCTCCAGAACCCCCACCTGTAACTGTTCCTGTTTCTAATTCAACATGAATATCAACACTTCCTGTTTCTGGTGCAAATCCACCACCAACAATAGATACTTTTGCTTCAGCAGTACCCGAACTAAATGTTATTATATCACCTTCTTGATATCCTGTACCAGCTACATTTACAATAACTTCTGTAACACCTGCACCTGAAATATCTAAAACTTGAATACGAGCACCAGCACCTGCACCGCCTGTTAGTACTGCCTCATCACCTACTGTTATTGTACTTCCGTCATTGGTTACTAATGCTGTTGATAATGCTTGACTTACAGTTATTTTGACTTCTATATCTTCGTCAACATTACTAGTTCCTGTTACTTCTTCTCCAGTTACAAAAGTTCCTGTTGTTGTTTCTTCGTTAATTTCCACTTCTATAATCTCAATAGTACCTTCTCTAAATTTTGTAATATTTTCAACAACTGCTGTGGCAACATTAATTGTAGCATCAGCAGGATTATTTGCTTGTGTAATTGTTTGTCCAACTAAAAAAACAGGATCATTAACTAATTGTCCTGTTGTTTGTTTACAACGAATAAAATTTTGAGTAGACCATTGACCAGCAGATAATCGTAACATATCTTCGGTTGGTTTATAAACTTCTGAATCCTCATCAAATAATATTTTAAAAAATGCTTTATGAGCTTTATCTGTTCCTTTAGCCCTATACAAAGATTTAATATTTTTAATTAATTTTCTCGTATCAACAGCAGGATCTGTATTTGTAGGAATTGTATTAAGAAACTCCTCTTTCATTTGAGATAAGAAATCGTTTATCGTATGGTCGGGATCTGAATAGTTTAAGAGTTGTTGTAAATTCTCAACAGGATTGGCACGATACTTAGCAACCTTTGCTGTTGCACCTGATGTAGAACCAGTTACAACTTCTCCTGTAATCCAAGCATTGTTTGCTGAAACGAATAATCGTGAATTAGCTGTTATGTCATCTGTTAAAACAGTTGATGTTGCACCAGATGTTGTGCCTGTAATTGTTTCGTCTTTTCGAAAAGAACCACCAAATGTATTTTGTTCGTCAACAATTTTATTACCTGCATCTAAACCATTTTTAGTTGTTTGATTAAGTAAAACAAAACTATCAGCTGTTCCTTCAGTTTCTAAAAGTATTTGGTCTATGTCTGTAAATGTATCTAAATTTAATTCAGCAGATTCCATGAATAGGAAATATGAAGAAAGAAATTCTGTAAATTTAGGATGATCCGTTAAGACAAATTCAGGTACCTGTTGAGCAACAAGTGTGGATAGTTTTTTCTTATTTGTTTTCTTTTTATCTGTCATTGTTATCCTCTATTAAGAATAACTACTAGTAGTTACATAAGATGTTCCTGCTTGTGAACTACCACTTTCGATTGCATCTACATCACCATTTATAGATGAGTTAGCAGTATCAATTGATAATACTTGATTACGAACAGGTACAACATCATTTGAACTTGGTGTTGTAAATACTCTTATTTGTGTACTAGCTGCACCATCAATATTTGAAATACTTGTAATATTAGCAGAAGTTAAAATTACTTGGCCATTTGTGTAATCAACGGTACCATAAGTTGAACTTGTATAGACTCTTGTTGTACCACTTAAATAGTAAACTCGTAAATTACCAGCACCATCATCATCTAAAAAATGTTCATTAGTTGATTCATCATCATTAATTTTAAATCCAGTAGATGATACAATACCGCCGCCACTTGTATTATGTCCAGAGTGTGGATTGTAAAATGCATTGTTGTATGAA